TGGAAACGGCTAGCCAGGGGCATGACAACAGAATTTCTCCCTGGGGGACTTCGGTCCCCCTCGGGACTGGCCTCGCGTGTGGCGTGGGGCCTGACCGAGGAAGGTTGAGTTTTGAGGTGGCGAGAGAGCGAAAGGATGGGAGAGCGGACGCGCTGAGTGTGGGAGCCATACCCAAGGCCTGAATAGTGCTGCTGGCCAATGCGGCTATAGCAGTCGGTCGAGCGAAAGCCATAAACCCGTAGGGCAGGATATGGGCCGTGCAGGACGCGAGAATCGGTACGAGATAGCCTAGCGTGATGTGTGTCTAGGACGGCGGTGTAGCCGGTAACGAGCCGTAACAAAGTCCCTGGCTAGCCAATGCAGGCGACCTCTGCATCTCTCGCCACTTTGAGGCTCAAGAATGGGCGCGAAAAGCAGCATTCTGGAAGAGAACGGATTTGCAATGACCCGGCCAACTGGAATGTCGGTCCCTTTTAAACGAGGCGCGCCCACCAAATTTCCCCCCTGCGGTTTCCCCGACCGCCAACCCCAACCGGGCCGTCTCACCGGAGGTGGCCCACAAAATCAACCCGCCGGATAACCCGACGGTACGATTATGCCGCGCCCTGCGGCCTATCAACAACGCCTCCGGAGCTCCACGCGATGGAGGCAAACCCCAGGAGGGCACGTTGCTCATCCTGATTGTGGACTGGTTGCCGTACTCGATGATCGGTCGAGCGCCCGGATCGCCCGGGAGCAACTGCGGGACCGGAGGGGTCAAGACCCTCTATGGCTGCATGACCGGTATGCGCCCCTGTGCCCTGAGGCACGTCGAAAAGGCCGGTGTAAGCCCAAGGGTACAGGAACCCTGAAACCTGACGGAGTGATTGCGGGGCCGGTAGAGGGCCGGCCCCTTCGCCGAAGGAGATGATCATGGATTTCAACGCTGCAATGGCCCGCATCCACGCCATCACCAACACGCGCACCCAGGTCGAGCTGGCCGACATCCTGGGCATCCGGCAGTCCAGCATTTCCGACGCCACACGCCGCAAGTCCATCCCCGACTCCTGGCTGCAGTCCCTCATCTGGAGCCACGATGCCAACCCGCGATGGATCAAAGGTGAGTCGGATCGTCCCTTCATCTGTGAGGACGTTACCCGCAAGCTGACGGACCAGGAACCGCGGGAGGCCGCATGAGCGGCATCATGCGTAAGCGGGCCCGGCGCCGGGCAAACAGGCAGCGCCGGCGGCGCGCCAAACGGCGGGGGTGACAGTATGTGCCATGACGAGCTGTACCACCCTAAGCCCCTCCCTCCCGTCGGCTGGCACGACGTTGGCCACGCGGCCCAGGCTGTCGCACTCGTCATCCTGGCCGTGCTGATCGTTTCCTGGTTCGGCCATGCGCGGCGCGACTACCGGCAAGGGATACGCCGGCACGAGGTGGTGGCTGATGTCGCCGTGGAGCCCCGGGCGTTGTGGGGCAACGAAACTATGACATGCGAGGTGATCCGATGACCCAGCCAAACATCCGCAAACAGGCGGCAATGGACGCGATTTTCGGCCCCGTGGCCAACACGGGGCTCCAGGGCATCGACCGCAACATGGTGCTGCTCTCCGAAATACGCGAGGCCATGAATGAGCCGGTGACGACACCGATGGAGGCGTTGTCGGAGATTGCCCGGATCAAGCAACAAGCCCTGGCCCAAATTTATGAGATCACAACCGATCCGCGTGTCCTCGATTTGGCCCGGATGGGGTTGTACGGGCGCCTGCCCCAGGAGGCGGCATGAGCGTCTCCGGCCTCATGAGCCCCTACCACCTCGCGTTCAACACGATGGACGACGCCACCCAACGCCGACTGTTTTCCGAGATGGCGGCGCGCGGCGAGCACGCCACCATCCGCCGGCTCAACCAAGAGGTCCTGGCCACGATCCGCCTTCGCATGCTGCTGCGCCGGGTCAAGACCCATGCCGTATGACTGGCCACGAACGAGAGAAGCCCCGGCGCGTCAACGCCGAGGCTTCGGAAATCAGCTCCTGCGGGGAGCAAAAACAAGCAGACTGATCCATCGGCCAGGATGCCGGGGAAGTCAAGGAGGAGCCAAAAATGACATACGCAGACCTGCAATCTCAGGCCCAGGCCGCTCTCGGGGCGGTTGTGGCCACGATGCCCACCGAGGGAAAGACCCTGAGCACCTACCTCTCCGCGCTCCACAAGCGGGATGTCGTGGCCCTGGGCGAGGACGAGGCCTTCGCCTTGGCCGACAAGGCCGGAGAGATCAAGGCCTTCAAGCAGCGACTGGTGTTGTCTGAGAGGAATGGAGGCTTGGTGAAACCTGTTTCTACCGGTCCCTTTGTTGTTTCGGCCCAGGGCTACGAGATGTGGGCGGAGGCCTCCGGAACATGCATCATCTTCCCCAAGACCGTAACCGTGGATGGCGTGGAGCAGGCCAACCCCCATGTGATCCGCGACCCGCATAACCGGCGCATCCTCAATATCTATGCCCGGGCCGTGGCCTTTCGGTTTTCGAGCAAGGGTATCCCCCAGGTGGCAGACTGGACGACGGCCTATGACGTCCCGAGCTATCGCCTGATCGACCTTATCGCCAAGGCCTTTAAGTTCAAGCAAGCCTTCAAGTTGCTTCCTTCGGAGATTGCCAAGCCGGAAGATAGCGGGACATGGGCCTGCTATCCGTTCGACGAGTCCACCAACTTGTGGGTGGATACCTCTCATAACGAGGCCTTGGACTGGTACAAGACGATCCTCAACCGGGAAAAGAAGGCCTTGGATTTTGCCCAAACCTTCGCCCGCCGTAACGCCTGCAAGCACCTTTCTGGCCTTCAAAAAGCCCCGGCCAACCAAGACTATTGGGAAATACCGGTGCTGTGCTGGCGCCCGACCGGCGGTAGCCTCGTGAAGTGGGACAGCACCACCTATGCCAATGTGCAGCGCCGGATCGAATCCCTGGGTGAGGGCCAGAACTTCGCCGCCCTGACCGAGGGCGAAAAGCCCATGACCATCACCATGTCCAAGGGCGTGGACCGCATGGACGAAGAGCCGGATATGATCGGCGCCGAGGACGAGGAGACCGCCCCCGAGCAGGGACCGGCCGAAGCCGCCGCCCCCCTCGACATGACCGCCGGAGAAAACGGCACCTACGGCCACGAGACGGCCGAGCCCGAGGTGGTGACGACGGAACAGCGCACCCCGGAAGGCATGCAGCTCTCCGACGCTGACCGCAAGGATTTGGACAACTACGAGGTCACCCGAGACGGCTTCCCGGATGAGGACGCGCAGGCGCGCCGCCGGCTGGGCATCAAGCCCGATGCCATTGTGACCCCAGCCCAGGCCCGGGAGCTCTTCCGAGCCATCAACGAGATCGTGGACGGGGGCGCGCAGTGATTTCCGCCATCACCGCCCACAACTTCAAGGGAGCCACGTTTCAGGCCCCCTTGGGGGGGCTGACCCTGGCGGTGGGGTCCAACGGGGCCGGTAAGTCTTCTCGCTCCCAGGCCCTACAGCTCGCCGTGTTGGGCTACGTGCCCGGCGCCGGTAAGCGTAACGCGGACATCCTGGAGGCGTTCCAGACCTCCGGCGGAAAAGACCTGCGGGCCGGGGTTGTGCTGGATTCGGGCACCAAACTGGAGCGGCGGTTTGCGCGCTCCCGGTCCGGTGCCGTGTCCATGGAGATGTACGCCGGCGGCATCAAGTGCAACGCCCCCGAGTTCGCCCGGGCCCTGGCCGACGTGGCCGTGGTGGACCTAAGTGTGTTCCTGGGGCTCTCCGACGCCCGGAAGATCGACGAGTTATTCCGCCTCTTTCCGCCATCCGGCAATGTACGCGACATCGCGGCCAAGATCGAGGCGCAGGCGAAGCAGGTTTCGACCCTGGAGCGCCAGGAACGCGAAGCGTTGTCCATGGTGTCCAACCTCACTGTAAGGCGCACCAAGATCGAACTGCCGGCCGGGACCATGGCCGACAAGCAGGCCGAGATCGACCGGGCCGAAGCCGACCTTGCCCAGGCCCGGGCCGACCTGGAAGCGGAACGGATCGCCGCGGCCAGGGCTGAGGCGCAGGCGAAGGCTGAAGCGCAGCAGGCAGAAAAACACGCCTCGGTAGTCGGAACCATACTGGACATGACGCCCAACATGGAGCCGGTTGAAGTCAAGGCATCCCCTC